ATTCTTCTCGGTTGAGATTGATACCGCAGCGCGTGAGCAGCCTGCAAACATTGTCTGCCATGTATACGCTGCTGAGACTGACGAGCTATCGTGCAAGAAGAACTGGCATCAGGCTAACCCATCGTTAAAGGGTGGCTACCGTTCTATTCTGGATATCGAGCGTTCCGCTGCCGAGGCTGAGAGGTTGCCCGCCAAGCAAGCTGGGTTCCTTAATCTGTTTCTAAACCGCCGTGTGGCACTGGAATCGCTGTGGCTTGCACCGTCAATCTGGAAGGAGAATGCAGACAAGCCTGATTTATCCGTGTTTCAGGCGAACGGCGCTCATATCGGGCTCGACTTGTCGATGCGTAATGATTTGACCGCTGCCGTACTTGCTGCGCGTGATGGTGACGATGTTGTGCATTTGCTGCCGTATGCGTTTACACCTCTTGGCGGCATTGATGAGCGCACCCGGCGGGATAAAGTGCCGTACTCACAGTGGGTGCGTGATGGGATTATCGTAGCGCCACCTGGGGACGTGCTGTCATACGACTGGATAGCCGAGTATCTGCGTATGGAATGCGAGATTAATGAGATTGATATCCTGTCGATTAACTTTGACAGGTGGCGGATTAATGACTTTCTGGCTGCAAGCGAGCGCAAAGGCTTTGCTCAAGAGGCTGAGTGGAATGAAGTCGGGCAGGGCTACCTGGGTATATCGCCTCGCGTTGAGGAATTTGAAACCATGCTGCTGCAACGGCGGTTGCGTCATGGCTCGCACCCTGTACTGAATCTTGGTGCTGCATCAGCCATCGTTATCTCAGACCCTGCCAACAATCGCAAACTGGATAAGGCCAAGTCCTCACAGAAGATTGACGGCATTGTCGCTGCAATCATGGCGGTATATCCGCTATCAGGAAACGAGGAGCCGTTTAGCGTTGAAGCTATGATTGGCTAAAACACAACATATTGTGTTAATATCTTAAAAACCACTCAAGGTATTGTGATGTACGTTCGCAAGCGCCCAGAAAAACAATCCAGACCAGGCCACGGTTCGCCCAAGCGCGGTAATACCGGCAACGTACCTGACAGTGGAGAATCAAAGAAATAAGTCTATCGTCATCCAGTCGATATGGCACAAGTCAGAACTATACACACGCTCAGAAGCTGCATCATGGTGTTCAGGCCATGACTTCAGCACAGACGTTTACCGTAGTCGAATTGATGACGATGGTGTACTAACACACCACATACACGCTCAGTTCGACCCATCCGAAGGCAAAGAAGATACGTGGGGATTCATCAATGATAACTTCCCCGATGGCGTCTCTGCGTCCGTATGCGAGAGAAAATCTATGGATATTAAATTCACCAAGGGCATTCAATCCCCTGATGACCCGCTCAAGTTCATAATGTCCGACGAGTCTGTAGACCGTATGGGCGATGTGATATTGGCTAAGGGCTGGGACTTGACCGATTTTAACAAGAATCCGATTGCGTTGTGGGGGCATGACAGTCAAACCCCTATTGGCACATGGGATAACGTCAAGGTTGAAGGCAAGGCTCTTACGGGAACCCTGACACTTGCCAAGCAAGGCACAAGCGCAGAGATTGATACCATCCGCGCACTGGTTGACCAACGTATTCTCAAATCTGTCTCTGTCGGTTTTGTACCTGACGAGATGGTTGAACGGACTGACAAGCAGGGTAACTTCCTCGGCTACCAGTTCACTGAACAACAGCTACACGAATGTAGCCTAGTATCCGTTCCTGCTAACCCAAACGCTGTGGCTTGCGCCAAGTCGTGTGGTCTTGCAGAGAAGGATTTCCATCATATCTTCACTAGCCCTGGTCAGAATGCTGCGCCTATAGCGAGGATAAACAAAACACTTGGGACTGCTGCAAAGCCGGTTGCCCACAAACCCAAAGAGGTAGTTCCAATGAAAATTGCAGATAAGATTACTGCTAAGAAAGAACGCACTATCCAAATCAGGGATAGACTCACTGAACTGAAAACCATTGCTGAAGCTGATGACGCTGAACTGTCTGATGAGGAAACTCTTGAGATTGATACACTGTCTGACGAAATGGAAGCAATTGACAAGTCCATCGCAAGTCTGGAAAAGATTGAGGCAACCATTGCTGCCAAAGCGATCCCGGCCAAGCCTGATTACAGGGCTCCTGCTGACCCAGTTCACAAAGAGAAAGGCGGTGATTTGTTTGCCAAGGTAGCAACAGCCAAGTTGCTTGCCAAGGTTAAAGGCGTACACCAGGCTGAAATCATCAAGACGGTATACCCTAAAGACGAACGCATCATGCCTGTAGCAGAAATGCTGAGTAAGACGGCTGTCGTTCCTGCAACCACAACCCTTGACGGCTGGGCATCACAGTTAGTTCGTGATGACCTCCACGCCTTCCTGGTTGACCTTGAACCTGTATCTGTATACGCGGCACTCCGCTCATACGGTATGCCTCTTGAGTTCAACGGTGCTGGCACCATTACCATCCCAAGTCGTGATACTGCTAAGTCGGCAACCAATGACCTGAGTGGTTCATTTGTTGGTGAAGGTGGCGTAATCCCCGTGAAGCGTCTGAGCCTTGGTTCACAAACTTTGGCAAGATATAAAGCTGCGGTTATTTCTACTTACACTCAGGAAATCCTTGAGCAGTCCACGCCATCCATTGAAGCAATCGTCCGTCAGGGTATTCTTGATGACACGTCAGTTGCACTTGATAGCGCGTTGACTGATGCCTCTGCACTCGTAACTGGTGTACGTCCTGCCGGTCTGCTTAACGGTGTGTCTCTTACGACCTCCGCTGGTGATACAGCCGCTGACGTTATCACCGATCTCAAGGTGCTGTTCACTGCGATGAATACTTCAAACCTCGCTGCCAAGCCTGTTTTGATGATGCATCCTAATCGGAAGCTGGGTCTGTCCACCATCACCAACGCTGGCGGTGACTTCGTATTTCGTGATGAGATTTCACGCGGTATGTTGCTGGGTGTTCCGGTTATCATCTCTGCCAACATTGTTGAGTCTGAGGTTTATATCGTTGACTCTGCATCCTTCGCGGCTGCTAACGATGTACCGACATTCGCGGTAAGTGACCAGGCCACGCTGACTATGGCGAACGCTGACGGTACTGCACCGACTCAAAGTGAAGGCGCTGCTGGTGCTATCGGTACAGCCGAGCAGGTTGAGCCGGGTAAAGGTATCCACGTCAATGAAGATTTGACGCAAACCTTCGCGGTTGGCGCGCAGGCGCAGTCACTTTATCAGACCTACACGCAGGCAATTCGTATGATTCTGCCGACTTCCTGGGCGATGGTTCGCACAGGTGGTGTTGCAGGTCTGGACACTGTTTCCTGGTAGTAACCAACGAGGGTGGCGGGCAACTGCCACCCTCTTTCAATGAGGATATAAAATGGCTACAGAAATACTAGCAGCAGGAACCACAGAGGCATCGAGCGCAGATGTTATCGTTGCCGCAGGCGCACCCGTTAACGTGATGTTATTTCGCGATGACGAGGCCAAGGTTGAAGCAGGCTGCACGTGTCCTATCTTCAAGATAGACTCTGACGGCAACTGGAACCCGACAACCTGGAGCCTGAACCGTGATTCACCCACACGCATTTTAGTAGGCGCAGGCACGTACCAGATTAGACGGTATGCAAACATATCATATGCAACAGGGATTGCATCAGACTAATGGTTAAACCCGTGGTACAGCCGATTGTTCATGATTCCGTCTTTGATGGTATCGACTCAGACCTTGGTTTGGGGATGACTGCGGGCGGCAAGTTCTGCGTCACACAGATGTTCCACGCGATTGCAGGCACTGACGTAATTGTCCAGTTGTCTGAAATCCCCGACACCATAGACGCAACAGGCTGGTCTGCAAAGGTCAACGAAAGCGTTGTACCCATCTCATACGTCAGCATCTCAGGACGCACCGCAACCTTCTTCATCGGCACTACCGAGATTGGTGATGCTGTGTACCTCTCATACGATGGTGCAGGCAACACGATCTACGATGGCAACCAGCTT